TCAATTTTGCATATATTTAGCAAGTGCCGCGGTGGCCTCTGATTCCTGCTTTGCACTGACGTGAGCATACACACCAAGCGTAATAGTCGGATCTGTGTGCCCTACCAGTTTTTGTACTGACGTAACAGGAACACCAGCAATCAGTAAATTAGATATAAAGCTATGCCTGAACCCGTGAATGGTTATTCTAGGTGTAAGTCCATTGTCATCTTGCAGCTTATGCAGTCGCTTAGACGGTGTGTTTAATGACTGATACCCGTTTTTAGTATTAGTGAAAAACAATTGATTCGGTTGCATCGTATTAATACCTAGTTGTAGGAATGTTTCCTGCTGTATTCTACGCCACCGTTTCAAGTATGCCATCGTTTGACCGTCTACCGGAATGGTGCGCCGTCCAGCGCGTGTTTTTGGTGCCTGAACGATCTGGTGGCCTTTATCACCTTGCGTTAGTGTTTTGTTCACTTTGATACTGTTTTCTTTAAAACTTACATCATTCCACGTCAGCGCTAGTAGTTCACCACGGCGAACCCCTGTAAAGGCTAAAACCCTAAACATGATGAAGACATCGAAGTGGTTCTTTTGGTCGATACAGGCAAAGAAGTGATTCATTTGTTCCTTAGTCCAAAAGTTTTCAGGCTTATCACCAGCCAGATCGTCATGGTGCGGTAAAACAACGGCTTTGGCGGGATTCTTACTCATATACCCTTGTCGGACTGCGTAGTCCATAACCGATGAAACATAGTTATACCAGCGCTTATAGTTAGCAGAGGTGAACTCAAACCACCTCTTAACGGCCTTCTGCACGTCCTTAGTGGTTATAGTAGCGATCCGCTTACCACCAAATGCCGGTAGGATGTGATTATTGAACATACCAGCAGTTCGAGCCCACGTTGATTCCCTTACTGTGTTAATGTAGTTTCCATACCACTCCTCATACACATCCCGAAAGAACACGGGCTTTGGTTTCTCTTCTTCTAAGTCACCGTTGCTGATTGCTAGCTCAAGTCTAGCTGCTGCAACAGTGGCTTCTTTTTTTGTCTTAAACCCTCGCCGCACCTTGTACTTCTTGTGGCCAGTCTGTAGATCATTACCAGCAAAGACTTGAACGCGCCAGAACTCTTTGCCGTTTTTCGTTGCGTACTTTTTAATTGATGCCATATTCTTCTCCTATCCGTCACGCTGGGCAGGCGGTGTTAGATTGGAGAGTTTTCGCCGAAAATGGCGAAAAGGTGGCGGCTGATTCATTACCAGTTAAGCAGTTGTTAAATCTATAGGAATCATCGGAAGTGATCCCTTATGTTCAGGATCACTGAACCAGATTGCATATACTTCACTAACATCCTTAAAGACTTCAGGGGCAAGCCTATCTCGTGCGAAGGTTGTGGCTGAGATCAATAGCTGGTCTCGTTCCGTGTGTGTCAAAGAATCGAGATACTTTTTTGATTCCTCTAAAGTGTATGTGGATGTTCCAGCAGTGTCCCGATCAAAAAAGTGAGAAACAGAATGAGGTGTGAGACCAGCCTTAACAACTAACGTACTTCCTTTAGAAGTTTCTGGCAGCTCAATAAAGAATGGGTGCCCTCTAAAACTTGTTGTTAAACCTTCGCTCATTTGTTTGGCAATTGATATGGGAAGCAGTTCACCAGAAAAAAGCAAAGTTTTGTCTATTCGTTCCGGTCTTGTTCCTACCGTAATATCTAATGAGTCATTCTTAAATTGTAAGATATCGTTAGGGGTACATGCTAAGAATTGGCATATTTTATCAAGTGTTTCAAATTGAATTCCCTTAGAATCGCCACGACCAAGAACACTAAGTGTGTTCATCGAAATATGAGTTGCGTTGGCTATATCCGTTAGGGTATAGCCTTTTTTCTTTGCAGTTTCTCTTAAATTAATTGATATCAATGGCAGTCCCTCCTTATAACAATGACTATACGCCACAAAAAAGTTACTGCAAGCAGTAATTAGCTGTTGACTTCATACAGTCAATTAGGTTACTGTATTCATGTAATAAAGAAAGGGGGCGAATTCAAATGGCTTCAATGAAAGCGGAACTAGTGTTGTCAGAAGACTTCGACAAGCAGCTACAAGACCGTATCCAGCAAGAAGTGGCCCGAGCAGTCAGCAAACTTGCATCACAGCATGAAGAATCCAAAAAGCTGAACATCGGTCAAGCAGCGGTTTATGCCGGTGTCGCTCGTAACACGCTACTGTCTTGGACTAAGAAGGGATTGTTGGTACAAGTCGTCGGCGGCGTAAAAAGAATCAACACAGCAGACATAGACGATTACATGAATAACCACGGCAAATAATCACGCTGGGCAGGCGGAAAGTAACTAGGGTTTATCACCAAAAAGTGAAAAACCTACGACATGGCGCTAGCGCTAGGAGGAAACATTATGAATTTGTTTAGTAAAGAAGAGATAGCACTGGATCACGAACTTGGAAATTTGATAGACGACATTAAGCTTAACGTTCATGCCATTGCAGAAGACAGTACCGTCACGGTTGATGGCAAGTATATCCCCAATAGCGAGCTGGCCGTTACGACCGCAAAAAAATTGCTGCGGGTATCGGAGATCCTAAAGCTGTATGAAAACGAGGATGATGCCGATGATTAGCATTCTTACGTGGCTAGTAAGCCACCCTATAACAGTTCCTGCTCTCTGCATGGCATTCATGGTCGGCAGCGTGTTTGGAGCGTACCTGCAATTTCGAGAGGATGATGGCCATGCCGAAGATGATTAACACCCGTTTTGGGTGGACGTGGCCACAGTTTGTAAAGGCTGACGCTGATTGTGATCGGTATTGGGCAGCTAAAAAAGCAGAAAAACGCTCACTAATTGAGGCCACAAAAAAATCGCCAAGAGTGACAGCTCAAGGCGAGAAGAAGACAAGCGAAAAGATACATATCAACTTTTAGCTTGCCTCGATTCGATGTTTTTGTCAAGGAAAATGGAGGTAATTATGATGAAAAATGTTTCAAATAGCACCAAAACGCCTGATTTAGGCATGGCGTCTTTTAACCTCAGCACTGCAAAAGGACTTTTAGAAGCTCTTAGTGATGAATTCGACATTATGGAAGGCTCTGTCACTTCATATCGAAACGATCGTACCGAAAAAAATGCTGCAATCTTGGCATACGGTACGAATCGATCATTTTATACATGGATGGCGCTCCTGAGAACAATTCAAGAATACGTTGATAGCAGCTTGGCAACGATTGATGAGGTAAACAAATGATGACGAGGCCAGATATAGAAGCAACTCAAGATTTACTCAAAGAAGCCAGTTCACTGCTCATCGTTCTGCGGCGAGAACTTAAAGATAAGTCACTTGAAGCATTAACTGATGCCACATCCGACAAGATCATTGATGCTCGTCGTCTACTTCTGGAGGGAGATGCGGCCGATGGTCGACGTGCTTAAAGTAGCGCTTGGTTATCAGCAGCATGGCTTTTCAGTCTATCCGCTTGCGCCAGAGACACGAACACCACTTGCTGGTTCGCATGGGTACAAAGATGCCACCAAAGACCCAGAACAGGCCAAGAAATGGTGGGGCGAACATCCTAACTACAATATTGGCTTGGGGCTTGATGGTGTGCTGGTGTTTGACATTGATATGGGGCATAAAAGCGAGGCTAATGGCAATGAGTCGTTGGCTAAATTGAGCGCTGATGGTCGTGCTGGTCAGATTCCTTCTAGCTATGTTGAAACCACCCCAAACGGCGGACTTCATATTTTCTTCACCTATCCCAAAGAATTGAAGCTAACTAGTCGATCGGATTTGTTCTCTAAGAATGGCGAGAAAACCGGCCTTGACTATATTGCAACTGGAGTGCCGGTTTTCCCTAGCATTCGCGAGAACGGCATGTATCAACCACTCAAAGGGCACAAGATCACCAAGCTAGCGCCAGTACCTCAGTGGTTACTAGATGAAATCCAGCGTGTCGGCCACCCTAACCTAGGGTTTGGTGGTTCAACAGTTTATCGGGGCAAACGATGGACAGGCAAGCTGCTAGATGAAATGGTGAACGGCACTAGTACCGGCAATCGCAATGTTTTCTGACTAAGATTGCTGGCAAAATGTTTTTCACTGGTGCAGAACCGCAGACAGTTTATAACTTGCTGTTTACAACTAATGATAACTATCTAGATACACCCTTGGCAGAAGCCGAAGTTAATAAGATTTTCAAGTCAGTATTGAAAGCCGAAGAGAGGAGGCGTGCGGTTGGTTAAAGCGATGCCCGAAGATGCAAAAAAACTAGCCAGTAATGTTGTACAGATGAAGAAAAATGAGCCTGAATGGATATTTTACGATGAAAATGGCAATCGCAAGGTATCTGCTACAAAGTTAGGCCAAGAAATTATAAAAGAAAATCCTATGTTACGTCTCGATACGCTTAGTCAAGGCGCACGTTTTGATAAAGCAACTGGTACGTGGCGCTTGGATAAACTAAGTGAATTTCTCGATACGATCATTACTGAGAAACTAGAAAGTGTTGGAAAATGGTCACAAGGGAACTTGGGCCAAGTCAAACACTATGTTTTTATTAAAGTCTATCATCCGGAAATGATTGAAAGTCCATTTGAACACGCTGATCCTAATCTAATCACATTCGCCAACGGAACTTATAATCTTGTTACTGATAAGCTACAACCACATCGACCAGAGGATTACATTTTGCAAAACCATCCTTACGACCTAAAGATGAAATCGGAAAAGGATCTAAAGACAGTTGATTGGTTAGCGCATTTGACTGGTGATCCAATATCTGCAAATTTTCTAATGGAGTTCATTGGCTACTGTTTTTACCATCGTTACTCGCCATTCCAAGCACTAATTATCTTACAAGGTACCGGTCAAAACGGGAAAACAACATTTATCGAATTTGTAAAGCAAATACTTGACAAACGAAATGTATCTAACGTTGCCTTACAAGATCTGGCTAATAAAGATAATCGTTTCACTGGAAGCCAGCTTTATCAGAAAGAAGTCAACATGTTTGCAGATCTTGATGACAGTTTCCTAAAGACCACTGGTCAAATAAAGGCACTTACGGGAGACGATACAATCTTTGCGGAGTTTAAGGGGAAAGACGGTTTTTCGTTTATGAATTTTGCCAAGCTGATTTTTTCAGCTAATAAGTTGCCCAAATTCTCAGACTTTACCAGTGGCTTTATACGAAGATTGTACGTTGTTCCTTTTCCGAAAAAAATTGATAACAATTTCAAAAAAGAGTTTGATCTCAATCAAATCTATGATGAGATACCAGCTTTCAGCTATCAATGCTTGCGAGCGTTCAAACGTGCAATTGACCGCGACAGCTTATCAAAATCACCCAGCATGATAGCAGCTAAAGAACAATGGCTTAAAGATTCTGACAACATTGCAAGATTTATTGAAGATCGTTGCCGAATTGAATTAGATACAAACGGTGGCGATTCATCACGCAATATCTACAAAGCATATCAAGATTATTGTTGGGAAGAAAATATTAAACCATTTTCACAACCGGAATTTACAAGGCGATTAGAAGCACAAGGAATTCCTAGAAAGAAAGTACAGTTTAATAACACGAGAATATCGCGTTACTTGCATTTGTTTGTTGAAGACAGTTAAAGCCAGCCAACGAGTCACAAAACAAGGGCCACTTGGGACACATGGCTTTAAAACGTTGATATATCAGCAATGACAGTCTTAATCGCATGGACACTATTGGGACACTTCAGGGACACATTGCTGGACACATTGGCAAGTGTCCAAAAAAGTGTCCCAAGAGTGTCCCAGAAAGAGAAGTGATTTGGACATATATTTAGACGTGAAAACGTTGATATATAAAGGATCTACAAAAAAGTGTCCCAAGTGGCCCACCTTTTACCACTTGTTGGCTTCAACCATATGAAGAAGCTAAAACGTGGAGAAATATACGGCAATAGATAACAGCAACACATTGATGTTCCAAAAAAATCTGAAACACGAGATGGGGCGCACAATCTCTGATGAAAAACGTATTAAGATCATTATGGACAACACGGAAGGCCGGCAAGCACAAAGGCTGCGCGTCAATGGAAACAGACCACATGATTATGTACGGACATAGTTTTCTCGTTTCTAACGTGAACCACGTCAAAGACAAGCAAGTTTAAAACTAACCACAAGGAGAAATTGAAATGACAAAAACAGCATATCGCAAAGCAGCACTCGTAGACGTTAAACACGATCGGGACAAGTGGACTGAACTTGGAGTACTGGTGAAAGAACACTACTTAGTTCGCAGCATGACACCCAAAGACTGGTTCATCATTGTTAAGCAACGTGAAGGCTATGAAATTGAAGTATATCCAACGTTTGAAATGTCAGATGGTTTTCAATTCTCACACGTTAATCTATTGACACGATCTTCATATGGAAGCATTAGCCGCATTGCATACCATGAACTTTGTTCCTCAGCAAGTGACACCATTAGTTCAATTGACCGCATGATTGATCTTGCCAAGGATAAGAGATATTAAGAACCCCCAAGGCCGAGATGAAAGCGAAGTGATGCAAATGAGTGTGCCTTTGCACATTTGCATGCACCCCGGGTGTCGTCGCATGATCCCGTTCAATCAGCGCTTTTGCGAGGAGCATAAGCAAGATAAGAACAAGCAAGCAACGAATCAGGAACGCATGCAATATGAAGAGAAGGAATTACGTTTCTACAAGTCAACAACATGGACAAAGCTTTCAAAGTCATTCAGGTTGCGCAATCCAACTTGTGCTAGCTGTTTGAAACGTGGGATTATTCGTCAAGCTGTGCTTGTTGATCATATTGAGCCAATCAAAACAGCTTATGGTTGGCAACACAGGCTTGATGAGAGCAATTTACAAAGCTTGTGCCAGACTTGTCATAACGCTAAGACCGCACGGTAGGTAGCACAACGCCGAATGAGATCCCCCGACAGATCGACCCCCGCCCTCAAATTTTAGAGCGAAAGAACGGTCGGCCTCTTTTCTTTTCGATGAATACCGAAAATCATAGAACCTATGTATAATCAATATGTTATAATTATAATAGATATAAACGAATACAAATTCAGAAAGGACGTTACACATGGGAGCACCCCTAAAATCAGTGACTAACCTAAGTGCACATTTATCCAAAAAGCAGTTAGCTGATCGTGTTGCCTCTGAAAAAGCACTGTTCACTTACAAAGAATTGCAAGTACAGCCCCCTACATGGCTTGACGACTATGCTGTGACCGAGTGGCACCGTATTGTACCATTGCTCAAAAAAGACATTCCAGTTAGTGAACTAGATGCTGCCCTGATTGCCAGTCATTGCCAAGCCTATTCTGACATTCAGAAAGCTGCCGAGCTGGTTCAAGAACAAGGTATGATGGTTGAAACCACCGATAGTGTGAAAGCTAACCCAGCAGTTAAAATGAAGCTGGATGCCACAAATCAAATGATGCGCATTGACGAAGTATTGGGACTGTCAGTGTATAGCCGGGCGAAACTTGCCTTAAAGAGTGAGACTAAGAAGAAGCCTGACGATCCGTTCGCGGAGCTGGTGTCATCGTGAACTATGCGACTGAATATACCGACAAGGTGCTAAGCGGTGAGATTGTTGCCGGTAAAAAGATTAAGCAAGCAGCAAGACGTTATCGCAGAGACTTGAAAGCCAGCAAGCGCAAAAAGAATCCATGGCCGTATTACTTTGATGAGGACTTTGCCAACAAAGCCGTTGAGTTTATCGAACTGATGCCGGCACGTGATGGGTCACCACTCAAGCTAGAACTTTTCCAAAAATATTTGATCTCAGAGCTTTTCGGGTGGAGAGACAAAGAAACCGGAAATCGTCGTTATGATCGAGCCTACATCAGCATGGCGCGCAAGAATGGCAAGAGCTTCCTGATGGCTGATCTAGGCGCGCTGTATCTCCTCATGGAAAACAAACCAGCCATGAATCGCGAAATTGTCTACACAGCCAACAGTAACGCCCAAGCACATTTGGCTTTTGATATGATGTCTAGTGGTTTGCGTCAGGTCTCCAAGATATCCAAATCGGTGCGCGATCGTTTGAAGATCAATCGCAACGAAATTATCGACTTGCCGAGCAACAGCCGAGCTGTTCCGCTTGCGTCTGATCTGCACAGCCTAGATGGTTATCAAAGTGACTTGGCTATTATTGATGAGTTCGCCTTGGCTCGTACTGATGAGATTCTACGAACACTAAAATCCGGCCAGATCAACAGCGACAACAGTTTACTAGCCGTCATCTCGACCACGGGGCCGGACCTGAATGGCCCTATGTAG